AAGAAAAGTTTATTGAAAATCATCATTACAACGTCTCCATAAACTTTTCTTACAAAATTACAATTATCTCTACGTTGAAGAAGAACACCTTTTTTAGATATATCATTAGAAACTTTTCCATCTCTTTCACAAGCTAAACTCATATATCTTTTTTTAGTTAATATGAAAAAACGCCAATAAATCTTTTCTTCAAATGCTAAACTCATAGGTTTTGGATATAATTTAGAAACTTCATTTGCAACTTTAACTGAATGATCCCAGCAATCTGAAGCTGTTTCAAGATGAGGAAAAGAAATGTAGTTACTATCAGTATCTCCATATATCAAAACTCCTCCATGTTGTTTTTGAATTACAGAAGCAGCCTTTTCTATTGCTTTACGTCCCATATGAGTTGTACACATTGCACCTGGCATAAAAGGTAAATATCCTTTACGAACTCCTAATGCACCGTAACAAGAATTTGAACTAATTTTTAAAGCAAGCTGTCTTTGGTCTAATACATCAATATACGTCGAGGTTTGATAGTATTCATCTGTTTCTTTATTCATTTCCTTTAACTTACTTTTCACATTTTTCATTTCTTTTTTAGTTAAAGTTCTTGTGTCTAAAAGATGCGTTAAAATTTCTGGAAGAACACCCATAGGTTTTTTTAACCATCTATATTTTCTTGTAGCACATATTATATGTTTTGGTTTGTTTTTCTGAATTTCATTTCGTTCTTCTCTATAAGGTTTTAATTTTTCTTTCTTTTCTTCGATTATATTTGTATAATAATCTTTTTTATTTTTATTAGTTTTAAGGTCTCTTTCTTTTCTAATAATTTTAATTTCGTCTTCTCCTTTTTTAATCATTTCGCTTATTTCTTTTTTACGAATTTCTTTTGGATCATGTTCACAACCTATATGGTCATCCCAGCTCATAACATGACATTCAGAATCTGAAATATTATCATCATTTACAAGCGTTGACCAACAAATATTATAAGCTATAATTGTTGTAGGATATAAAGAACAATTAGAAGCAACAACGCCATTTGCAATAAAATTATGTACAGTCTCTACGTTTAAAATATCATATACAGGTTGAATTTCATCTTGTACTATATTTACAACCTTCTTTTTAAAAACAGGAATATCTTTGAATATACTATTAAATATATTATATATATATTGAGTATTTTGTTCTTGTTCTTCTTGAGAAATGTAAGCTTTTATCTTTGAATAATACAATATAAGATGCAATCTTATTGAACTATTTATATTGTATCTAAAACCTATGTTTTCTGAGAAATATTTTAAAAAGTTTTCGTTGTAATTAATATTTGTATATTGTAAAATATTTTTGACACATTTATGTATTTTTGATAAAAAATTATGCCTTCTATATAAAAAATATCCAAGGTCTATTGTATCAGCGCTTACAAGGGCGCTATAATATTCTCTTAATACCGAAAAAGGAAATGTTTCATTAGGTTTAAATTTTGTAAAAATATTTTTTATATTATCTTCAATAGTTATATAATATTTATCTTCAAGTTTTTCATAATTAAAATCATTAAAAAATCTAAAATAATCATCTCTAAAAATGTAGAAATCTTTTTCAGTTTGTAAAATAATTTTTTTATTAGATATATAACCAGCCAATCTAGCAAAAGCTAAAGTGTATTCTCTATTTTTTTCTGTTCTCATATTTAAAGATATGTTTTCTATTTTCAATTCCCATTTTTCTTCTTTTTCACATCTAAAATCTTTTGGTTGTTCTATTCCGCATTTAATGTATTTATCTTGTAATTCATCTGCTTTACACCATAAACCTGAATCTAACATAAATTTATGGTCAGGAGTTGATTTTATAATAGTTCCATCTTGTAATTCTATCTTTACTGTTTCTTTTTCACCTTTGTAAATTAACCCTTCTGAACTATAATTATTAAAAGTATCTCCATTCAAACCGATTACTTTTATATTTTTAGTAATATCTTTTAAAGGTATAGAATAACCATTACTAGTTGATATATTAGTATCCGATGTTAAACAAAAATCAAACGGAACGACACGGTCATAAACACCTGGTTTTGGAGGAAAAACTGTAGCACCTGTATAATAATCATTTTCTTGGGTTAAATATCCGTCTTTTTCTACCACTATATTTTCATTAGTACATTTTTTATAAACCTGTGAGAAGACCTTTAATTGTTGCCCTTGAGTATAAAGTGAAAATATAGGGACATTGCACACTTTAGACATTTCACAAAGTGCAACCCAAGTTGTTAATGTCTCAAAAAGTCTAACTACAAGAACACTATCTTTGATACAGTATTTCCCCACAACTCCTAATGCACGTTTTCCTTTTTCATCTCCAATCATACCCATTCTATAGCATTTAAAAATTCCTTTAGCGTCTAAAGGATCTTTTGTCATATCTTTAAGAAAATAGGAAGCGATTGTTTTCAACTGATAATTAGCCATTTTATAATCACGTCTAACAAGGGGTAAAAGATCTACAAAGATTCTTCCTTCGGCATCAAGAAACTGAAATGATTGATTTTTATACGCAGACGAAGACCATTCTATAGTTCGTTCTTTGGCAACGCCATATTTATCCATCCCTTGTTTATTAAATTCAAAACATTGTAGTTTTTTAGCTCTATCTATCATATAAGGTATATCAAAAGTGAATATATTATATCCAATAATAATATTAGGTTGTTTTTCTTGAATTAATTCTGTAAAACCTGCTAATAAATCATATTCACAATCGTACATTAAAACATCTATATCGTTTCCCAAAGTCTCAATATCAGGTATTCCTAGTGTTAATAAATATTTTTGGTATTTTTCATGATCTAATTCTCCTTGTCTAGAAAACACACACGATACTTGAAATATTTTATCTTCTGATTTACTAGCTTTTGGCATTGTGCTTGGATCAGAAGAATTTACTTCAATATCATACCCCATTAACAATGGACGAGCGATATCATTAGAAATTTTACTTTGTAGTTTTTTCCATGATACTTTATACTCATTTTGGCAATGTGTTATTTTTTCTTCTTCCAAAACTTTTTTACCTGAAAATATTATCCACCCTGCTGTTGGAAGATTCCTAAGACTTGTTAATTGTAATATCGGAGATGCGTTATGTTCATGTATTTTTAACTTTATAACTCCGATACCTTGTATATTAATGGGATTTCTAACTCTAAACGAAAGTTGTTTTATATCTTCTGTATGGGAAAAACAACAAAACAGATACGGAAAAACCTTCTTTATATATTCTCCGGTATCATTATTTTTAGATATATTAGCATAATATAATTTCTTTTTGTACATAAGTTGTTTTACTAAAGGCTTTTGTTCTCTCATTAAAAAATCTATTTTAGAAGACAGTAATTGGGCTTTAGTAATATCCCAAGAAATATTTTGAGGAAGTTCTAAATAAACATACGGTGTAAAATCATTAATAATTAAACAAGTATTCTCGTTCTTTTCATTTAAACCATATATTCTTATAACTGTAACTTCTTTTTGAAGTTCATCTATACTCCATGAATATGCAAAAAATTCACCTTTTTCCATTTTTTTGTTTTAAATATGAAAATAGATTTTAAAATCAATTTTTTAAAATCTATTTTCATATATACCTGTATTTTTTCTGTAATTCTATCATTTCATTATAAGTTTTAGTTGGGGTTAAAATACATTTATAATTTTTTATTATTTCTTCGTTCCATTCTTCTATTATATTTAATATACCAGCTGGTAAAACAACTTCCTTTCCTTCTAGATCGTTATTTATACAAATAAATGATGTTTCTGACCTAAAAATTATATGTAACCTACAACCATTCAAACCAATCCAATTATCAGTATTCTCTTTATATATACTTGCCGAAAAAGGTATTGGTTGTATTATTTTGTTATTGTCTACTATTATATTTGGAGAAGATACACCTCTGTATACAGTATATAAAGAACCTCTTAATGTGTATTGATTTGATAATGTATTTGCAAAATTGTAAAAATATTTTATAGTATCTTTAACTTTCTCATTTACACCACGTAATTTACCGTTTTTTATTTTACCCATAAATATATCACTTATTATATCTTCAGTAAACTAAATATATTTTTTATCTTCTATTGTTGTATGCAGTTTGTAAATAATCTCTATGCATTTTTGGTCAATAAATTCCGACATTTATTAATGATTTAATAACAAATTTTAAATTATCAACACAAATTTAAAATTATAAATTAAAAATGTCATTGTATTCTAAAATGACTACACCGTTCTTATTTTGTTTTTCCAACCATTTCATAGAATTATACCCATTTTCATAATTACAAAAATTTTCTGTAAAAAATTTAGGTTTTATTAGATATGTATTTTCATCTTTTCCTAATAACATTATTTTATCGGGATTTTCATTACTTTTTTCAATTATACTTTGTATAAAGTCAATTCCATATATTTTGTTTGGATTTAAAATTATTATCTTGGTATCAGTTTCTGGTTCTCTTAATACGCTACAAATAGTGTTTCCGGCATCTTTATAATCTTTTTCGTATGTGTAAATATTAATTATCTTTTTCAAATTTTCTGGAATATTAACCTTTTCTTTTGAATTTAAAGTTATGCCTATGTCATCAACCCTCACTGTTTGGTCTAATATAGAATTGATAAAAGGTTTTATATTTCCCTTTGGATTATCAAAGGATATTACTACCCGTTTTTTATCCGCTTTTGGTAATGATTTATATTTATTGATATAGTATTCGAAATCCCTAGTTCTCAATCTATGCATTCTAATATAACCATAATAGTCTAAATACAGATATATCAAAACAAATATAGATAAAACTAAAGAAAATATTTGAAATTTCCTTTTTAACATTTTTATTATATACTTTAGAAAGTTTCATTAATATTTTTATATAAATAAATTATGTATAAAAATATTACCATATTTGAAAATTATTACAATGATTTACCAGAAAATCAATTGAATTATACATTAGATTTATTACAAAGTACTAATAAATTTTACAGACCTTTTTTTAACAATAATTCTGAATCGTATTGTTGTATATTTACATATGAATATTTTTTCACGGCAAAAACAGACACTGAAAAATTTGAAAAAAAGTTTAACAAAGGAACTGTTATTATCTTTGACAAAGAATTTATTAAAAGATGGAAATTTCATATTCCAGAAGATTTTATATTATTATATGAAGAAGATTATTTAAATTATGTGAGCAATACTATAAAACAAAGATTAATATATTCTAAAAGTTTATTATCAAAAACACAGAATATATCAAATGATATAAAAGATTTAGAATTAAAAATAATCGGCAAAGGTAGTTATGGTAATGTTTATAAAACTCATATAGGTAAATTATATTTCGCGTGTAAATTTACAAAAATTAAAAAAGAACATATAGAAAGGATTTATGATAAAAATTTATCATCTTGGCATGATAATTTTATATTAAAAAACATATTAAATCCTATTATTGATAAAAAAATCTGTCCCAATGTTCCTTATTTATTTGATAATTTTATAAAAAAAGATCATGAATTAGTATTAGACGATACGAAAACAAAAGAAACGTGTATAGTATCTTTAATTGAATTGGCTAATGGAGATTTATTATCATACTTGAACGGAAAAAGAACTGTACACGAACTAAAAAATTGTTTATTTCAAATTATGGCTGGTTTACATGCAATTCAAAAACATGCTCAAATATGGCATTTTGATATAAAAAGTCAAAATATACTATATTACAATACAGAAGTTCAAGGGTATTGGAAATATGTAATTAAAGGTATAGAATATTACGTTCCGAATTTAGGAAAATTATTTATATTAAACGATTTTGGTGTATCAAAGGTATTATCTCCAAATAATTTATTAGCTTCTAAAGATGAAGATGAATATTTAAGTGTTGGTTCAAGATATGCATACATTAAAGATGGGAAATTCATTCCTATAAATATACAAAAACCTATAAAAAATAACAAGTTAATAAAACCTATAAAAATTATATGGGATAATGATAAGACCAAGATGTCTACGGGATGTAAATTTTTTGTAAAAAGAAAAAATGGAAAAATACTTGATTTAAAACCAGATGTTGATTTTGATATTTTCAAAGATCCTGAAATAACTCCTCCTTTTGAATTTTATAATGATTTACAAGATGTTCTTAAGATATTTGTAGGTGGTAAAAAAGCCACACAAAAAGGTAAACATAAAAGTGTTAAAGTACCAAATACTTTTAAAAATTCATTAAACCGATATATTGGTTTATCTGAAAATTACAAAGATACACATTTTTCAACAGACCCCTCTCAAATTTTAGCTAGTTATTTTATAGAAAGTTATTTTCAAGAATATAAAAAGAAACCAAAAGGAAAAATAAACATTTTAGAAACTTATTATATTTAAAAACTATTTTTATTCTTATACAATAAAAATGTCAATATCTTATCATGGAATTGTTGGATATGGCAAAGCTACATTACCTTCAGTAGAAACTTGGTCAACTAATATGAATATTTTAAGAGATCCACCAAAATCTATTACCACAAGAAAAATAGATAAAGTAGGAGAAACTTCTGAAATAACACAAATGATACAAGAATCTGGAGATAGAGCATGCGAGGCCATACAAGTTTATGCGAGAGGTGTTAATCCTATGGTTAGCGTTTCTTATGATAATTTTGGAAATAATGGAGGACAAAAAGTTTATGGGCATTCAGGCGGTAGTAAACAGTCTTTCTTACCTTACCGTGTGATGAGAGATGGCGCGTTTAGACCTCCTATAAAAGACCAAAGGGAATTATTACCTCTTTCAAGATTACCAAGAATATGGACTTCTTCATTTTCACAACCCGGTTTTACAGATTTTAGTAAAAAAGTAATGTGTCAAGGAACGGATGAAAACACAAAAGGTGTCAAAAAAGAGGGACAGATATTAAAGGCTTGTATTAGACCAACTGCAACATATCAAATTCAAACACCAATAATGGAACCGTTCGAAGTAAAAAATGTGATTAAAAATCCACTATTAGTTCCTGGTCATTCTGGTTATCAATCTCGAAAGAAAATAAATGGTTATATAGGAGAACCTGTAAAAGAAATTATCGAAAATCCAAATCGTATAGATGTAAATATTAATATGGGTAATAGTATGTTAAATAAAAATATAGAAGTAAATTTTGAAACAGATAAATATTTACAAGATCCTTTGTTAACTAATTTTGAAGGTAATAGAAGTAAAAATATTCAAACCACTACTATAGATGAATTATATAATATAGAAACAGATAAATATTTACAAGATCCTTTGTTAACTAATTTTGAAGGTAATAGAAGTAAAAATATTCAAACCACTACTATAGATGAATTATATAATATAGAAACAGATAAATATACACAAGATTTACTTAATGTAAATTGTAATACAAATCAATCTGGATATGATAAATATGAATATATTCATAATGATTTACACCTTGAAAGAACTTTACCAAATTACACTGCAGTCACAAATACTGGTTATAATATACATAAAAAACTTGATAATCAGATAAGTGAAAGACAATATGTATCTAATCATCCGTTAGCTTCTGCGACAACCAATAAAGGATTACAAAGAAAAGGAAAAGATAATAATAATACAACTATTTACACATTAAAACCAACTATAAACCCTGGCGGAATAGAAGGTTTACCAACTATGCCTATAGTTGATAGAGGTAAAAATATTATTGAGTTCGATACCGACAAAGTTAAAATGAGACAAAGAATATATGATATGCAACACGAGAGAAATATTTCTTTAGGTAACATACCTTATCAAGAAAGTGTTATGTAAAAAATTCAAAAAATTCAAAAAAATTATGTATATATTTATAAAATGGATAAAAATAATTACACACAAGGTTATCGTGAAGTTTTTTATATACTTGTTTTATTATCATTAATATTTCAAGTTTATGCTATTTCTACATCCTATTGGTCCGTGAAAAAGATGACAGTGTCAGAAGAAGATAAAAAACAAGGTGGTAAAAAAGATACAGTTCATTTTGGATTATGGAAAAATTGCGAAACAGAAGTGCGAACAATTGATGATAATATTAAAATAACAGATACAGCTTGCTTTCACTTACCTCCAAATGATGATAATTTATTCCCAAAAAATAGTTTATATTGCGTTAGAATTTTCTCTTTATTATCAGTATGTTTATTATTCGTATCTTTATTGATGTTAATGTATAGTCAAAAATACAACAAATATCAAATGATTCTCCTTGTAGGTTCAATAGTTTGTTCTGTTATTTCATCATCTGTGTTCGCAGCTGAATTATTGCATATTAAGCAAAAATTAAATAATAAAGTTTTAGAAACTAAATTTAAACCAGGTTATTCATATTATTTAAATGTTCTTTCTGTAGTCCCAGCGATAGCAGCTTTGTTATATTTGAAATTTACAAGATTTTAAGACTTAAATATTAATATCTAAATTATAAAAAATGGAAACTATAAGTCAACCATATAATTTAGATATACAATTATATCCGCACCAATTACATAGTATATATATGATGGAAGAATTAGAAAGAAATAAATGTTTAGAAAAAGATAATGTAAAAATATATACAAAAATAGGTATTAATTCTGATATAACAGGTTATGGTAAAACAATATCAATGATAGGTTTAATATTAAGGGATAAAATGGAATGGGACTTAAATTCAATATACACAGAAGAAAGATTAGAATTATACACTCATAAATTTCAGAAAAATATTACATACCAATATCAAAAAGTAAATACAACATTAATTTTAGTAAATAAACCATTAGTATCGCATTGGATAAAAGAATTTTCTCATACTAATTTACGAGTATGCTCAATAACAAAACCTCTAGAAGTATACAATACGTGTATATTAGAATACGATGTTATAATTGTAATTCCAAATCTTTACAATGCATTAATAGATAATAATAAAAATATTTGTTGGAAAAGATTTGTATACGATGAACCTTCTTCTATTATTGTTTCTAATATGAGAGAATTACATGCAGGTTTTATTTGGTTTGTGTCGGCAACGCCATATGATATTTATAACAAGCATAAAAAACGAAAAGGTTTTATGAAAATTATAACCTTTTTATTAAATAAAATTATCGAATATATCATTATAAAAAACGATGACAATTTTGTCATCGAATCATACCAAATGCCTAAAACAAATTATATTCATCATACTTGTAATTTACCTGTATATAAGCTTGTAAACGGTTTAATTGATAATAAAATTCTAAAAATAATAGAATCTGGAAATATAGAAACAGCAATAGAATTATTAGGTGGAAAATCTACAAAATCTTCAATAATTGATATAATAAAACAAAATAAAACAATTGAATTAGAAGAGATACAAACTAAAATTAAAATATGGGAATTAAGAAATAATGAAGAAAAAATAAATATATGGAAACGAAAACAACAAAATGTATCAAACGAATTAATAGAACTTGAAAAAAGATTTCAAAATATGTTAAACGATACTTGTTCTATATGTTATGAAATCATATCACAACCAGTTATCGAACCAAATTGTTATAATATATTTTGCACAAAATGTTTAATAGAATGGTTATGCAATAAAAATAATTGCCCACTTTGTAGAAAAGAAATAAAAACAACAGAATTGATTTACAAAACTGAAATGAAGAACGATGAAGATAAAAAAAAGTGTTGTAGAAAATTAAAAACAAAAGAAGAAACTATAATAGAAATAATTAATAATAATAAAAATGGTAAATTTATATTGTTTTCAGATTATTTTGAATCTTTTTATACTATACGCAAAATATTAAACGAAAACAATATAAATTTTGTTGAATTAAAAGGAACTTTTTTAAATATACAAAATAATTTAGAAAACTATAAAAATGGTAGTGTAAATGTATTATTCTTAAATTCAAAAACAGATAATTCTGGTTTAAACTTGGAAAATACAACAGATATAATATTATACCACACTTTAGATGAAAACACAACGAAACAAGTTATCGG